CTTGACCTTGTCTGTGATGCCGAGGATCGCAGACCTCTGCCGAGGCGGCACCTCTGTCGGCTTTACCTCGGCTGTGTTCTGGTTGCCTTTGCTGATCGCTGGTGTCGCTCGCGTCTGCACAGGATCTGGCTTGCCTGCGATGCCTGTCTGACTCTTGACGATCCGGATAACCTGGCCAGTCGCGCCGAAGCGCAGCGATCCAGCGCTGGCGCCATCGCGCGAGATCTGCAAGTCGACCAGCACAACAGACTCATACACGCGCAGGCCAGTGACAACCTGCACAGGCGCGCGCGCTTCGAAGGTCGCTCGCAGCGCATCATGCACAGCGCGCACACGATCGAATGACTTATCGAAGCGCAGCGCATTGGCCTGCCAGGCGACATTGCGAGCGGCGAGGTCTGGCGTGATCATCTGGTATTGGCGCCGAGGCAGCAGATCGCGACCTGCCAGGCCCAGAAGCGCATTGACTTGGCCGAGGCCAGGCACGAGGCCAAGGAATCCGGCTGTAGGCTCGCCATAGATCGTTGTGGACTGCGAGCCTGCCTCGCGCACCTGCGTGATCGCCGAGCCGTCTGGCGTAGTGAGCTGCGCGCCGCTCTCACTGCCGCGCGCGCTGTTCGCATGAGACTGCGGCACCTCGATCGGCTGGTTCGTTACCAAGCCTTCGATGCCGATGGTGTCAGGCATCAGGCGCACGTTGTCTGTCACATCGGCGCCGTCCTCGACAGGATGGCGTGTGACCTCGGCCTGCAAGCCATGGGTCTCGCTGATCGAGCAGTCGATCCAGATGCCTGCAATCTGCAGATGTGTGACCTCGCGCAGCGCCATTAGCCGCTCCTCGTGATCGCCTCTTTAGTGCGGCGGCGCTCGGCCTCGATGGCGGCCTTTGCAGCGCGGCCTGCATCGGCGGCGCCTGTGCCTGCTGCGATGTTGACTGTAACTGGGCCGTTGTTGACAGTGGTTGCGGCTGCCGCGGCCGCTGGCGGCACGCCTGCGCCTGGCACTGCCGCGGAGACAGTCGCAGGCGCTGTCGCAACGTTCGCAACGCCGAACGCCTGCGTGCCTGCGCCTGTGCCTCGGCCAGAGGCATAGCTGCGCGAGGCGATCTCGGCGGCTGTCGCCTTGCGCGCCTCGTAATCTGTTTTGACTCTGGCGCCGAGCTCGCGCGCGCGTGTGTCGCTCTCTTGCTCGGCAGTCATGACACCAGCGCCGAGGCCGCGGCCGCTCGCGCGACCTTTCGCGCTCGCCTGATCATCAGTCACATCGAAGCCGAGCAGCCGCGCGAATGCGTTGCCGAGGTTGCTGATCTTCTCGATGAACTCGGTAACCTTGTCGCCGAGCCGAATGAAGATCTCCATGACTGAGCTGCCGAAGTTTTCAGCAGCACCAGTGACCAGATCGAACATGCCTGCCATGTCTGGCAGCAGCGCCCATGCCTCGGCGAGCGCCTTGCTCGTTTCGACCACAAACGTAAGCGCGTCATTGAAGGCCTGCACTACAGTGTTCGCAGTGCCGATGCCGAACACGGTATCGAGCCATTGGCCGATCGCGCTCTCGCCGCCAGTGAACAGCTGGTAAATATCATCGAGCAGCAGCGCCATGGCAGCGAGCGCTGCGACAGGCACGATCACTGCGGCGAGCCAGGCGCCTGCGGCCTCGGCCTGCATGATGCCGAACGCACCAGCCAGCACGATGAGCGCGGCCTCGAGGATCGAGCTGTTCTGCGCGACCTCGAGAAAGATGCCGACTGCATCGCTTCCCCATTTGATCAGCTTGCCTGCGACTGGCAGCAGCTTTTGACCCATGGTCGTTGCTGCGTCACGAACGCGCGCCTGCAGAGCCTTGCTCGAGTTAGCGAATCCAGTCTGCGTGCGTGCAGCGTCGCCTGCTGCCTTTGTGGTCTTTGCGAGGATGAATCCGTATCGAAGCTCCGTTTTCTCGGCGTTGCTCATCGCCGCGAGTTTCTTGCTGATGCCCTGGCTGTGCGCGTATTCGGCGAGCGTTGCCTCATTCATCACAACGCCAAACTTTTTTAGCGGCTCAGCCTCGCCAGTGATGCCGCTCTTGAGCGCAGCGAGCGCCTCCTCATCGGTCGCGTTGAAAAACGAGCCGAGGTCGACTGCGAGGCCTGCAAACCTGGTCGACATCTCTTGCGCCTTGGCGGCGCTGCCAACCATCGGCTCGATCATCGCGCCGAGCGCGCCTGCATTCTCGCGCAGCTGGTAGGTCGATCGGCCCATGGCCTTTGCGGCCGAATCGGCCCATGCGTTGACCTGTTCTTTGCCCTGGTCGCCGAACACCTCCTTGAGCACGTTCTGCGTCTCGTTTGCGTCGCTCGCGAGCTCGACCATGCCCTTGAGCGCAGCGCCGATGGCGAGGCCGCCGAGCAGTTTTGTGAGGCCGCTTAGACCAGCGCCAGCCTTCTCTGCTGTGTCCGATGTGCCGCCATCGCCGCCGCCTTTCTTGACAAACTTTCCGCGCGCATCGCGCCGCCGACCTGCAGTGACACTCGCTGCGCCATCTGCGCTGCGCTCGGCTCTGCGGCTCGCGATGCGCTCGGCGCCTCGAGGTGCGGCCGCGCTGCGCGCGCCTGTCTTGGCAGCGCCAGTCGCACCAGCCATGGCCTTGCCAGCGCTCGCGACTTTGGCGGCGCTTTTGCCTGTGCTCTTATCGAGCTCATTGAGCGAGGCCTTGATCGCATCGATGTCCGCCTCGGCTTTTTTGAAACCAGACTCATCGACTGCGAAGCCGATTTTGGCGACCAGCTCGCGCAGCACTGTCGCGCTCATGCTGGCCTCGGTCGGCGCGCGGCCTGCTCTGCCAGCCGATCTAGCTCATCGTACATGTCCTCCACTGCGTGTGCCTCATACAGGTCATCGAGCGACCATTCGTGCTGAATCTCGGTCAGGCTTGAGCGGTAGTGTCTGCTGGTTGCGATGCGATGGATATCCCAGTCGATGCCTTCTGGGATTTTGATAGAGACTCGAGCGCCGCTTTCATCTTGGCGAGCATCGCGCCGACGTTCACGGAGCCGCCGAAAAAACTGGCGAAATTTGCCTCGAGCGAGAAGCTCAGCCAGCCGAACATTGCATCATATCGGCCTGAAAAATGGTCATCGAACACAGCAAACAGCTGCGGCTGGTGCTCTGCGTCGATGACCACTACCGTAAACTTTGCGAGCTCATCGCTGATGGCGGCGAGCTCCTCGGCGTTCATGTGCTTGGCGAGCTCGCGCACTGCATCAGCGGCGCCGATGGCGAGCGCTGCGCCGCCATCCGCGGCAGTGACTGTCACTGTGCCCTCAACGAAACTCGCGATCGTGGGGCCGAGCAGCTTGAGGAGGCGCACGCTCATCGCGCGGCCTGCCTTGGCGCCGAGCAGCGTCACTCGGTAGGTATCGCCGCAGATGATCCGCTCCTTGACCTCTCTCGCCATCAACGGCCTCCGAAGAATGAGCCGCTCGCATCAGCGAGATCGATTTTCCAGGCAAATACCTGGACTGTCTTGCCGAGCGTGATCGGCGGCGGACCCATGACCCACGCACGAGGCGAGGCGAGCACCAGCCGGCCTTGCAGGTCGCGCGCGTTGAATACGCCAGCGCCTGCGCCATTTGGCAGCAGCAGATCAGCGTTGAGAATGGCGCTGAGCCTATCGTTGGCATCGGCTGTCTGCGCGTAGTTGAGGGTGACAGTTGCGCCGAAATTGTTGGTCCGAACACGCGTAACCTCGCCATCGGCGCCAGTGTATTTCGTATACCAATCCTCGGTCCATTCGACCGACATCACCTCGTCTTCGCCATAGCCGCCGCCATCGAGCGGAATCGCGTTGAGCGAGATCGCCAAGTCGTTGATGCTCCATGCCTTGAATCCCATAGCGGCGGCTCCTTGCTCGCGCGAGCGGTTAGACTTTCACAACGCCGATGATCTTGACGCTGTGGATTGCGCCAGACAGCGTGTAGGAATACCGAATGTCCGGCAGTATGCGGCTCGCCTTGTCGTTTGGATTGATGGTCGCGACCTTCGGCGCAGTCACAGACCAGGCTTGATCGCCATCGATGATGCCGAGGCCGATGCCTTCCTGGATCTGGCCTACGACCTGCGCGCGCACTGTCTCGATACCCTTGTCCGTATAGGGCACGACATCGTTGTTATGCAGCAGCAGCAGGATGCGATCCTCGATGCCGACATCGAACCAATCGACCGCAACCATCACATCGATAAAGCGGCCGCTCGAGGCCCAGCCATACAGCGTAAAGCCGAGGCCCTTCATATCGACGTAGTAGTTGGCTTTTTTGGCCTTGAGGTTTACGCGATCGCTGCCTGCGTAGTTCTGGCGCTCGACACCAGCGAGGCCCTTGTTTGCAAATGTGATCGGACCAGGCAGCTTCGGCAGCATCGCGCCAGCGATCGCAGCATCGAGGTAGTCGGCGGAGTTCGGATGAAACCAGAGGCCGGTGCGATGGTAGCCGAGGCCGCTTAGCGTGGTTGCGATGTCTGTGCTGCCAGAGGCAGGCACGTCGCTGTCGGCGCTGCTCGCGAAATAGATGCAGCGCTGACTCTCGGCCCATGCCGCAACGTTTGCGATCGCGAGCTTGCCAGGCACGCCGAGCAGCAGCGCATACCAGTCGCCATCAGCTGCACGGATGCGCGCGAGGTCTGTGGCTGGTGTGGTCGCAGAGAGCGGCGTTGTATCTGCGAGCGCCAGGTTCGTGGTCGGATCGGCGATGCGCATCACAGCGCCAGCGGTCGATGCTGTCAGGGTAACCAGCGTCGCAGTCGCTGCCGCAGTGACGCCAGTGGTTGCTGCAACGGCAGTTGCAGCAGCGGCGATGCCAGTGCAGACCATGGCGATAGTCGGCGATCCGGGAGCCGTATATGTGATCGTTGTGCCATTGAGCACGAACGTGTAAATCATGCCGACTACAGGCGTGATCGGCGTAACCGTGACTGTCTGCGTAAACGTGCCTGTCAGCTTGCCGACTTTGAACAGCGGCGGACATGGATTCTGGCTCTTGAGCTTGGCGGCCTCGAGGTAAATGGCGTGCGTCACTGGCACGTTGTATGGCGCCTTGGTCAGCTCATCGGCGTTCTGGAAAGACTTCACATCCTCGAGCCAGAACGAATGAAAGGCGGCGATCAGCGGAATGCCGAAACCAAACTTGCTAACGGTCGCATCGGCGATCGTTACGGTATGAGTTAGGACCTCTTGCTCTGCGCCCATGGCTTAGCTCCTATCAATCTGC